CCTTGACCGTATCTGTGATCTGCTGATCGGTCGCATCCTCGGGCAGACCAAGAAGCTTGGCGAGCTCCTTCTTGTCCACTTGGTTTCCTTCCTTCTTCTTGTCCTGCTCGGCGAACGTCAGTTCACTCAGGTTGACCGGAAGCAGGTCCTTCAAGAAGGGCCTGTTCGTGATCCCACCACCAAAGAGAACATCCTGGTACTTCACGCCACTCGAGTCCGTCCAGTCATCCTGGAACTCAGGACTGAAGTAGCGATAGGCACCTTCCTTGATCTTCTCCAATGCCGACTTAGTCCAGTCGACAAAAAGGTAGAGAGCGTCACCCTCTACCTTTGCGTCCTTAACCCATCCAGCTGCTTCATTGCCTCGAGCAGGATCGGTCTTGTGATCGTAGTCAATGTCAAGGTCGATACCGCGGACCTTGTTCTTCACACTGTCAGCAAAGCGCTTGATACGCTCCGCAGTGAAGTTGATCTTGCCGTATACGGGGTGGACATAATCACCAACCCGCATAGCCTGGATCCACGTCGCATTCTCCGAAAGCTGAATGCCTCGAAGGTCGACGTAGTAACCGAAGTGTGCCATATTCACCTCCTGCCCGGGCGTTGCTCTTGATTATATAGCAAGTGTTACTAAGGCGGCAAGTACGTCATTTACAGGAGATCAGAAGTACGCAATCACACGAATGATCCCGCCAGCACCGTCACCCCCAGCACCTGAATTGTTACCATTCAACGAGGCGCCTCCACCTCCTCCACCGGAACCGTAAAGACCACCAGCTGCACCTGCCTGCGCAGCAGTTGTAATTGAAGCTGCACCTCCACCACCACCACTACCAGGTACAGCAGAGTTAGTAGGCTGTGCAGTACCTGCAGCAGGCGAAGCACCACCTACGACACCCGCAGTTGCAGCTATATTGTTCATACCTGCACCTCCTGCACCACCGTTCGACGCAGCATCACCAGAAGTGATACCACCACCAGCACCGCCCGAAGTCGGTCCAGATGGGAACGAGGAGGGGTTACCTGGAAGTGCTCCAGTAGCTGACGAAGTAACACCGGTCTGACCAAACGTCATACCTGCGCCAGAGAAGGCAGCTGTCTGAGTAGTTGCAGTACCTGCAGGCCCACCACCAGCCGAGGCTGTACGAACATAAGGACCAAACGAGCTACCCGTCGAACTACCTCCAGCGTTACCGTTCGTATCGTTAGCCGAGATAGCAGTACCTCCAGTACCTGCAGCACCAAGAGCTACGGTTACGGGAAACGATACGGAAGCATACGGTATCTGAAGACGTGAATAACCTCCACCTGCTCCACCGCCACCACCATTGCGAACGGAAGTAGCAGCACCTCGACGGCCAGAGCCTCCCCCACCACCAGCTGAGATGACTGTCACGTCGAGATACTTACACGTAGCACCAGGATCAGCGTACGAGAACGATCCCGGAGTGGTGTAAACAGTTTCGACAGGTGTCTTCGCTTGTACAAAGGCAGTAGTAGCAACCTGTGTGGTGTTTGTGCCTACGGCAGCCGTAGGAGCCGTTGGCGTACCTGTTAGAGCAGGAGAAGCCAGGTCTGCCTTTAGGTTGAGCGCCGTTTGCTGAGCGGTCGAAACTGGCTTAGCAGAGTCAGCAGTATTGTTGACGTTGGGTAGTCCAACCATTGCAGCCGTAACGCCAGAGACAGTACCAGTGAACGTAGGCGAAGCCAAATTCGCTTTCAAGTTCAGGGCCGTCTGCTGTGCAGTTGAAACGGGCTTCGCAGCGTCAGAAGTATTGTCTACACTGCCTAGAGCTACATCAGTCGCAGCAAGGACAACAGCGCCTGTACGAGCATTGACACTCGTAACCCCCCCGCCACCACCTGCGTGCGTGTGACCGAAGGCAGCATACAGAACACCCTCTGAAGGAGTCAACGCAGGTAGAATGTCCGAGAAATCGAGAGGCGACGAGCCATATGGGATCTGTGCATCGAACTGGTAGTGAAGGTTATCACCCTCAACAGTGATCTCGTACGTCTGATTCGCAGGCGACCATGCAGGATCGTTAGACGCAGGTATCTGAATAGTGAAGGTGCCATTCACCTGGGACACAGTAGCTTCACGTGTCATCAGGCCCTGCACCATAGTTGAAAGGGTAACGATTACGAAATGAGACACTAGTTGCTCCCGCGAAGGGATTAAGCGTCCCGTTGATCGTAATCAACTGAGGTGTTGCCATCACTTACCTCCCGATCGATCGATGCCCGCGTTCGAACGAGGAGGGTTGCTACTCGCCTTACCTTGACGGGGAGGACCAGTACGTGCAGGCTTGGGAGGGTTGGCCTTATTGGGGGTATCACCCGCAGGACCGGCTTCGTCATCCTGCGCGGTCGGATCTTGTGGCGCCACGATCTCTTGACGGGTCTCCCAGTCAATCTCCGGCAGGTCGTTCTCTTCCCGAAGGTGTGCTTCCAGGGTGTCGTCAGGTCGGATGAGTCCGGCACCAACGTAGTTACGGAGTGTAAAGGACTGCGTGCGTGCATCTTCCCATTCTCCGATCCGACGGACCTTGAGCTTAGGCATTTTCACACGAGAGTAGTTAATGTTAACCAAGTCCTCAATCACGTAACGGTTCATGGTATCCGATACGGATTCCGCTACGTACTTAGTGGACTTGTAGAATGTCTCCAGGCTTTCCTTCTTCTGATTCGCCTCAGTCATGAAGGGAGCCAGGACGTTTGCCATGATCATCTCGTTGTGGTGGTTGATCGACGACATGCAGTCAACCGGCTGACCCTCAAGCTTGGCGAAGTAAATTTCCCACATCGGGGGGAGAGTGATATGTGACCGCTCGTTGGTTCGAAGGTTGCGTCCGATCTGCTCGGCAAGCTTCTTGTCCTGTACTCCCCAACCCGGAGGCATCTTAATAACAGGGACACCAATACCGTGGCGTTCCTTCTGGATAGCATCGATCTTGTACAACGTGTCCTTGTACTTATAGTGCTTGTACGCGGATCGAAGGATCGAGATACCCTGAAGGTCACCAGCTTCGGCTTCCAGGGAGAAGATGGCTAGCTTCTTAATCGGGATCACAGGTCCCTTGAGCTCACCATCAATCATGCGTCCTACGTTGATCTGTGGCTCCATCTCAATGCCAGCAGGACCTCCGTTGATGTCGTACATGAACTGCTTAATGTCGGCAGGGTGCCTCGGGGCGAGCTTCCGTAGCGGAACCTTACCATCAGAGTCGAGCGCGTAGACCTTCTCCATGACCATATAGCCGTAGTCACACATGAGGAGAATGTCCTCAAGAGTACGCGACCAGGAAGTCGACATGCCGCACTCGAGGTTGTTCTGAACCCACTCGGCAACATTCCTATCCCGTGTGGAGTCCGACCCTGGCTGCATGAACCAGTGAGCCGACAGGACAGGCGTCTTGAAGACACGAAGAGCACCACGAATGATGCCGTCGAGACGCTTCATCCGATACCACTCAGTGACACCCATCTTGTCACGAAGCTTCGGGTTCCACTCTTCTCGTGTCCAAGCCGTCCAAGGGGAGGGGCTCGAATAGCCCAGTTCAGGACCAACAGCAATCGTCTCAGCAAGCTGCATAGGCTTGTCAGCCATGATGATAACGTTGTTGTCAGTCACATCGACAAGGTCATAGGCGGACAGGAGTTCAGCCAGAGCGACCGAACCCGGATCCCCATCCTGAGGCAGCTCAAATAGCTGCATCTGGTCACTCATTAGAACTCCAAGTCTTCCATGTTGAAGAAGGTACTCTCCCCATCGGGACCGAGAAGATACGAACGGTCAGCGTCTACTTCTGCTGTTCCTGTGTAGAGGTCGCTAAGCCGCGAATTGCAGCCCAGTTTGAAGATATGCATGAGTCCGTAGCGAAGCGCGTCGAGCGCATGGTCGTCGTGCTTCTTCGCCTGCTCCCGCACATTTTGTTCAGGTCGCGTGTCCGGAGCTCGATAGTTATTGAACTCGCGGATGATATTCTTACACGAATGATCGATGAAGAGCTTCGGCTTCTTTTCAGGTGTCCCGTACTCATCCACGACAACAAGGCCGCCCCCAGGCGAGTAGACATCCTGCAGCTTCAAGTAGCTCTTTACCAGATCAACCCCTTCGCGCCAGTTCTTCTTAGCCTCTGGCTCAGCGTACGCGGCAACGAAGTTTGTGTTGATGCTAGCACAAGCTTCAGGGTCCGCGGCATCGCCGAAGGCCATGTCAAGGTGGTAACCCTCCGGCTTCGACATATTACGTAGGATCGCGATATGTTCCGCCAGCTGCAGATAAGGCTTGTAGTGTTCCTTCCAAACATACACGTTGTCCTGAGGGTCAATCTGAAAGAAGACCCATGCCCAAGGGTTAGTGTATCCAGGGTCATAACCAACGTAGCTGGGCCACTCTGGGTTGAACTTAACCTCGGTGACGTGCGTTGCTTCGGTGAACTCTCCATAGATCTTACCTACAAACGCTGAGAAGTCTGCACCATACTCCTGAAGGAACCACTCGTGAGCAGTCGTTCGCTCCACCAGCTTGATTTCCGAATCTTCACGGCCATCAGGGTACACGTATGGATTTGTCCACGACGGGAACTGCCATGATTCGAAATCGGGTTCACTAGGATCACGCCCCAACTGCCAAAGACCGTGAAGCCAGTTGTAACCTTCAGGCGTTGTAGGGAATGAGGCATTGCCCCTGTTGTCAGCAAGAGCAGGACGAATGAATCGCTCCCAGGTATCCTTCTTATGCTTCGCAGCTTCGGACATGATTGCAAAGTCCAGCTTCTCACCAACCAGGTTCTCAGGGTGATCTGCAGAGCGACATTCAACACGAGTACCCCAGGGAAATTCGATGTACATCTCACCCGAGCGCTTGTTGTACGCCTTCTTGACCTTCTTGTTCTGTCCGAACCTCAACTGCAGAATGAAGAGGTCCCACAGAACGCGGAACTCCTTCTCAGCCAAGTCATACGTAGGCCCAACGATCCACCCACGACGCTTGGGAGCCATCAAACCGGGCGCCTCATCCATAGCGCTCATGCGGCTCTTACCAAAGCGTCGACCACAAACAGGA